TAAGATATGATCATCAGCAGCATCACGGTTCTTGATCCACGAAAAGCCTGTAATGCCAGCGGTGTTTGCTGCTAGGTTGTCTTGGTGAAAAGCTAGAAAATCTGTTGGTGGGGTATACTTAAAATATCCATCAGCCGTTGTATCTAATGTTGTAGTGCCACCATCAAAATAACGCCACTGCCCAAAATTAAAAGTTGCTGCATGATTGTCATTAAAATATAGAGACATAGCCCATTTAGCTGGATTTAATGGCCCTGATGAAGCTATACCTGTCAGCAAAGGAAATGTTCCAGCAGTTGGATTACCTGCTGATCCATCAGCATCATTAAACCACGTATTGTTTTTTGCCGCCCACATATAGCCAGCATCTAAATCGAAGGCTATTCCTAATACATCTCCCGCCGCATAACCTGTTCCAGCCGTAACAGTAGTTGCTCTAGGCATTTTTTGACCTGTTGTAGAAGAAGTTGAAGATCCAGTATAGTTTCTATATGCATAGCTGTTAGTGCCTGTAGCAAAATTCTGGTTCGCAATAGAATTATTTAAATCTACAATTCCAAACGACATATTTGAATTACTAGTAACAACGGTATCCATTACAATTTCTACATACCATTTTCCACTACCAGCACCCATAAATGCTGAACCCATAGTATCACCAGATGATCTAGTGAATTTCAAATTTCCTTGAGTTAACCCTGAAGCTAAAGTCGCACCCCAACTTGCACCTAGAAACGTACCATCCATTACATTGTAGTTTCTCGTAGGCGTATCGTACATTTGATTGGAATCATTTATCTTATCTACATTATATGGTAAGAAATTATTAGCAGCAGTAGGCGCAGAGAAAGCTCCAGTAGGAGCAGTAAAATTAGCGGTATATACTGCCTTCATAGATATTCGAGCATCAGAAACATATCCATCAAAGAAGTTTCCCCATCCTGAATCAGCAGTTCCTATACCAGCAGTAGCAGCAGCTAAACCATATAAATCCCATGTATGAGAGTCAGTAGTGCTGGCTATAGAAGTTCCATCTCTATAAATAGCGTATGCTGTTCCATTCTTAACATAAGCAATATGATACCACTGTCCTGTAGACCAGCCGCTATTACTTCCTTGATTAAAATCAACACCACCACTACCGTCAGCAAATCTTGCTCCTATTGATGAAGCAAAGTGAAGCCCCAGTTGGTAATAGTTTCCTGCTCCTGATCTTAATGCAAACAAATCCATTGTGGCACTATTACTATTTAAATAAATCCATGCTTCAAAAGTAAAATTAGTATTTGGCCCTATAAGTAAATATTCTGGGGATAATGCTACAAAATCATTTGTTCCATCCAGAAGTAAAGAGGTTGTTCCCCATTTTGATTGAGCATTAGATAACGCTGCACCACTTGTAAACGTCATTGTAGTTCCATAAGAAGAAGCATCAGTAGCAGTGGTAGCCCCATCAACTCCATCAAAAGAACATAAGAATACTTCTAAGGCATCTTCTTCTGTATTACTTCCACCTTTATTATCCATGCCTAACTGATTACCAGCAGTCATAGGCAGATAAAAACCGTTGGTTCCAAAAGTTAAGCCTGAAACATCCTTGGGTATCCAGCGATTAGTTGAGGTATCTGTCTGACCAAAATCAGATGCACTGGTAACAACTTGCCCATCCAAATTAACAAATTCAGATATATAAAAACTAGAATAACCTGTAGGATCAGAACGTGCTGATATTGCATGAGGACGATCTGCATTCCAACTACTTTCATCATTCTGGGCTAGTGTGTTGGTTGTTTTTGTCCAATTAGTAAGTTCAACACCATCATAAAAAACTTGGAAAGTAGGAGATGCTTTATCCGTATCAACAGATACAACTAAATTATGCCATGCTGATGTGTCTTCAAAAGCTCTGTCACTAGTCCAATCAATTTTTGTAGTATCACTTTCATCTTGAAAAACCATTCGTAAATAATTGCTCGTAGTAAACGAAGCATAAAAATAATCAACAGGACCACTAGCGTTTGCAGCGTATAGATAGTATAGTGTGTCTAATGTCACACGCTTAAACCAGCAACTAATTGTAAATTTCTTTCTATTACCAGCCCCACTGAATGTCTTACTTAAATAATCACTATCACCAGCATCAAACCTAGCAGAGTAATTAACAGTCTTGCTATCGGTAAACGGTATGAAGTTACCTACACGTTGGCCTGTACCATTACCTTCATAGAGTACTGGTAGGACATTAAGAGAAGGATTTGTTACTGTTGGGGCTGGAAAGTTTGATGTATTGATTGGATTAAAACCAACAGTATTATACGTTACCCCTGGAGGGTATGCAAAATCCGACCCACCAAAATTAAATGTCCAAGCTCCTGTATAATTTTGGCCTGTTGATGGTGTCCATCTTCCTTCTCCCACAGAATTTAATCCTGTTTCTATAGCTCCGGTATTTGAATCTGGATCTCCTGAAGTAAACCACGTACCATTTTTACCAACCCAAATTGAACCATTTTTGTAAGCAAACATGAGTACGTCAGTAGCAGATAATGCTGATGCCCCTGTTATGGTAGCATAACCGCCAGAACCGCTATACCATTCCATCCCACCACTGGCATTTGTCACAAATCGATCTTGATTACTTGAGCCAGAATCATATGTTTTATTCTGCTCCATCAAACCACAATAGGTTTGTCTAGCTGTTCCTGAAACGGTGTCGCATGTTGCTTCCCAATAACAACCATCTTCAAGGCATGGAATAGTAGCTTTAATTGCTGCCCAAGTACTTGATGTTGACCATGTTAGATAGGCATTTGATAATGTTCCTGGCCCTCTATTTTGATTTGGATCTAAAATACAATAATTTCCTGTATCCGTTCCACTATCCACTGGACGGTCATAGGTCCAGTTAGCTGTTGTTGTATTAGTAGCAGTAAAATCATTAGCATTACCGCTAACATCATTGCCAAAATCAGAAGAGTCAGCAAAGTCTAAATAAAATCCATTGTTTCCGAAATCAGAACCAGAAGCAAAAACCGTGGTAGGATCTACTGGAACCCATACTCCATCTGAGTTTTCTGTACCGAAAGCACTAATGGCAACATCGCCATTCTGTATTGACTTTCCGTCTATAGCTATGAACTCAGAAAGATAAGAATTGATAGTTCCGGCTCCTCCACCTCCACCGCAAAGATAAGTCGTTATACTATTTCCTAATAATTCTGATTCAAAATCTGCTGGGACTTCTCCCCCACTATGATAAGTCTGACCTGGAAGTAGTACACCATTATAGTAAAAACTTACACGGCTTCCTGATATCTGTGTAGAATCGAATGAAATTACAAGATGCTGCCAGCCTGTAGGGTCACGTAATATTGCATCTGATACTATAGAATAAGAACTGCCTCCACCATCAAATGTATATTGTAATTGTGTCCCATCCAATTCTATTCGATCATAATCAGGAGATCCTACCCCTATTAGGTGTGAACCAGAAGTAGTTTGAGGAGATGATCCTTTTCGCCATACTGAAATAATATTACGTTTTTTATTAGAGGAATCGCTAGATCTGGTAGCAGCGGTTAGCTCAGTACCATCACCTGAATCAAACCACATAGCTCCTTTAGGAACATAAGCAGCATCCCCTGCTGCTACGCCAAAAAGTTGACTAGAACCAAAGGGTCCAGACATCTCATACGCCCCTATGTCACGTTAGCTAAGGCAAGTTGCGGAGTGCCCAAGGCAATCTTATCCGCCGCCCATACAAAGTAGGGAATTATATCTATTGCCGAAGCTGCGGTTGATATTGTCAAGGCCGCACCAGGCGCATAGAACTGAGTCCCAAGAGAAAGAGTGCGCGATCCAGTTCCGTCCTGCTCAAACACAATCACACCTGACTGACCAATGCTTTCCGTCGTCGGGTTAGAGAGCGTCACGTTGCCAGTCGCCGTCAGATAGAAGTTCTGGTAAGTATCGAAATCGAGTATCGTAGCGCCCGTAGTAGTGGCATCAACAAATACGCTGGCATACGCACTATTAGCAAACGCCACCTTGCCCGAAGATTTCATGCGAAGAACTTCAGCAGCAGTAGCCCCTGCCTTCATGGTCTTAAACACCATGTCAAAGTCTTCAGCAGTAGAAGTAACATCTGTTGTCAGAGACTCAATTACACCACCTGTCTCGTCATTCCCCGCCGCAGTCTCGGTAATAAAATTCATACCGACACCTATACCTGCCCCAGGTGTTGCCGATGATGTACGCTTCATCTCCAAGGGATACAGAATGGTCGTAGTGCCTGAGTCTTCCTTGTTTAAAGCCGCGCCTGCACTGGCCGTAACGAGACTGGTAACACCCAACGTAGAACTTAAAGTGGCTGTGGAAGTAACACCCAGAGTGCCACTTAACGTGGTGTTGCCTGTAACACCTAGCGTACCCCCTACTGTAGCGTTGCCATCAATAGCCCCGGCCCCGGTAACTTCAAGAGATCCAACCTGAAGATCCGCTAAAGCATCTATGACCGCTGCGGTTCCCCCTCCACCATCACAATAAACAATGACGTTCTTGCCGTTTTGGATAGTGACATTAGCCCCTGACCCCTGCGACACGTCTATTGCTCGACTGGCAGTCAGAGCGTTCTCCATGATAAACCACGCCGCCGTAGTATTGGGCGCTACCGTAACCGTACAGTTACCCCCAATGTCCCCAGCATCAGTAAACTTGATTACCCGGTACATACCGTCCTGAACATTGGATGTCCCGCTGTCAGGTGAGGCCTCTCTTACCGTTAGCGTATGAGAAGTACTGGAAACCGTCACCGCCTTATAAGACGCAATGCGATCCAGAATATCCAAATTGTAATTGGTAGTAGTTCCCCAGCTTCCTGACTGGTCACCGCTTCCCATCTCTTCAATGCCGAAGTTTGTAGTATATGAGCTTGCCATTTTTACCTCACGCTGCGTCTCTGCTGCCTATTTCAACCCAACCCGGTGTCTGGCTAGGCACAATCGGCTGCCAAATCACCGGATAATTAATAGTAGATACTGCTTCAACTCCCGTTACACCAAACACCAATTGCGCCACCGATACCGTACCAATGGCACCTGCGGCCTCTACCCCTGTAGCAACAACCGTAACACCCGTACCCTCAACTACCGTCTCAGTTCCCGTGGTCCCAGCCGCCTCAACACCGGTTACACTAAACGTAATGCCGCCAGTAACACTATAGGTTCCAATGCTAAAGTCGCCCTCTAGCCCTGTCGGGGTCTCGACAACCTCCACCTGTGGAGTGTAAGTCCCAATAGCGAACGCCCCCTCCACGCCGCTCTCAACTATAGTGACCCCCGTTCCTTGACCCACCGTATAAGTGCCAAAGGAATAGGTTGCCTGCACTCCCGTTTCAACTACGGTAACCCCTGTACCCTCTCCAACAGTAACACTGTTGACAGCGCCTGCCATAGAAAGAGAACTTATTCCTCCTGCATTCCACGCTCCTTGGTTCCAGCCAGCACGTCCCCAACCGGTGCCAAAGATAATGGTGACAGCAGCCATGACTTAGGCCAGACGGATAATAGCGTTGTTGGCGTCGTTAGCTGGATACTGAATGGTGAAATCACCCGCTGAAGACGACTTGTCGCCGCCAAAGTCCAGCACGCATACCGTAGGATACGCTGAGTGTGTCACGTCTCCAGCAGTTCCAGCCGTGCTCAGAGTGCTGTTGTAAATCATCGCACACCGGGCATTGGAAATAGTCGAAGACGCCCAAGTCGTATCGGCAAAGTCAAGGAATGCCGTAGGCACCGCACTGCTATTGTCAGATAGCCCTAGAGTTACACTCGCCAGGGTGTCGCCACCAGCCGAGTAGGCTGTGCCGGTAACCTCGTTAGTGGCAGTGTAGGCGGTTAAATCTTCATTAGCGTCGGTACGGCTCGACGTAAACATTGCGATCTTGAACGTATCAGCAGCAATTGATACTGCATCAGCACGGGAATGCGACATCCAGAAGTGGATGCCCACTGTGATTTCTTCTTTGTAGGAACCACACATTGCTTGATTAATTGCCATTATAATCTCCTTATAATCTCGGCTTCTTCGTGGAACCCTTCTTTCTTTAAAACATTCCACAGGGTGGTACGGTCGCTCTGGATGGCCCTCTTCATGTATTCTACAACCACCGCTTTCACCTTGTCACGGTAGGCGAGGGCCTGTTCTCGCACATGCAATGGCGCGTCTTGGGAAACGTGCATGATCTTATTAACGCACATCTCTGCGATTTCTTCGGGCGAATGTCCCCGGTTGTTTGTGGTATGAACAACAACAGGACCAATTTCTCCTGCCCCTACTGATCCTTCTAAACTCATGTAACAGGAATCCTTAGTTGACCTGATCTGTAAACATCTTTGCGATCACGCCCCTCACCCAAATTCTTGATTCGTGGCAGACACTCCTGATAGCGCGTCTGGTAGTAGGTCATCAGCTCGCCATCACCCTTCATAAACACATACGCCTCAATCAAAGCTGCATACAGCAATGCGTTAGTGGCGTTCAAGCTCAGCCATGTAGTGGTGTCGGTAGCAGACAAACCAGCAGGCTCGTAAAGATAATGAAACTCCATCGTATAAGTCCCATCGGGCGTAGGAGCTACCAACAGATTGGTGTCGTCAAAGATCGCATAGAATTTGGGACGTCCTGTCTCGGTCTCATCAGGATACGCTTCTTGCAAATAGTTAACGTCCTTGTTCAAAAGGAAAAAGTAATTGTTCCCCGTGATAACGGACAATGAAAACGGTGCAAGAAAATCATTGGGAAGAGCAAGATACTTGTTGGATTCTGTTAGGGTTCCTTGCTGGTTCTTTCTAAAAACAGGCAGCTGCACATCGAACAGAATACGTTCTTCAGCATTCGCAATGAACTGATCGATCTGGCTGACAAACGTAGTCTCCTCGTTGTCAGTGTAATCTTTGAGCGCCTGTACTAATTCTGCATAGGTCATCGTCTAACTCGTTGTCACTGTTACTGTTCCGATGGCGGAGCTGATCTGCATTGTTGTCAGCCCCTGATTCCCCAACACCATTGCGCTGTTGCCGTCACCTACTGGAGCCCATCCAAAGAAGCCCCTACCGGCACGAGCCCCCGTAGGGCGCGGTTGGTAAAGAGCTTGCGGATCATTAATCCTGACGGTGCCAAGCCAGTTTTGAGGTTGGTCAGGGCTCCAAACATCAAAACCAACATGAGCACCCGTCAGCTTTCCCTCTATCACTTCGGCCTTTAACTCCCTCAGCGGATAGCGGAAACCGGTTAAATCACAATATCCAAAAGCATATTTCCCCTGAGCGTATTTGCTCATTGCCCATAAAACCCTTGCGTGAAGGGAATTAAATTCAGCGTAGCCTTGACCCGGTTTTCATCGGCACACAGCTGGAACGCCTCTTCGTAGAGTCCCTTCAACATCCCCACTCTATCCGCCGAGCCGGGCTTCTTCAGCGCGATGTGATAGGCTAACCCAGCCACCAAGGCAGGAATAAACAAAGGCGCAATGTCCATCTCGTTTGATGCTTTGGTGCC